CGATGAGAAGTTCGACTATGTCTGTCCGTGCTGCGGCTTCCGGTTCAACAGGAGGTAGCAGATGGCACAGGAATATATATGGAACCTGACGGACCTGAAGAAGGTTCCGAAGAACGGGTATAAGGTTTTTTCATGCTTCAGCTGCGGTGGTGGAAGTTCAATGGGTTATAAGCTGGCAGGGTATGAAGTCCTCGGAAATTGCGAGATCGACCCGAAGATCAACGCCATGTATGTGAAGAACCATCACCCGAAGTACAACTTCCTAATGGGGGTGCAGGACTTCTACAAGCCTGAGAACATTCCGAACATCCCGGATGAACTTTATCATTTGGATGTGCTGGACGGTTCGCCTCCTTGCAGTGTATTTTCATTGGCTGGCGTCAGGGAAAAGGCATGGGGAAAAGAAAAGAAGTTCCGCGAGGGTCAGGCGAAGCAGGTGCTTGATGATCTGTTCTTTGAGTTCGCAAATGTTGTGGAACTGTTGAAGCCGAAGGTGGTCGTGGCTGAAAACGTCAAAGGGCTTGTGCTCGGCAACGCCAACGGCTATGTGAACATGATCATGAAGCGGTTTGATGAGATCGGCTATGACTGCCAGCTGTTTTTACTGAATGCTGCAACGATGGGTGTGCCCCAGAAAAGGGAGCGCGCCTTTTTTATTTGTCGCAGGAAAGACCTTGGTATGCCGAAGATCAAGCTGGAGTTTCATGAGAAGCCGATCACTTATGGAGAGTTCGCGGATGAAGAGTATGTCCCGTTGAACAAGGATACAATGGAGTATGCCAGATGGTGCAGACGTAAGAACGGGGATAAAAAATTAGGCGATACCGTCAAAAGGACGGAACATGGGAAAACAAGCAGGTTTAACGTCCCTTATCTGTTCAAAAATCAAGTGCCGAACACGCTCGTTGCGGGCAACGCTGGGCTCAGGTTTGATAAACCGGGGCGTCCTTCTGACAGAGACGTCAAAATCATACAGACCTTCCCGCAGGACTACGATTTTTGCGGAAATGATGTGATTTATGTCTGCGGTATGAGCGTCCCGCCGTTCATGATGCGGGGCGTGGCGAAAGCGGTCGCTGAACAGCTGCTTCCGAATGCAAAGGAGGCGTGACCATGCCGAGGAAGAAAAAAGACCCGGCGGGAGAAACGTTGGGGGGGTCAAACAATAGACCTGAAGAAGATCCTAAAGGCACTGAAGAAGTATCAGCAGAGCGGGCATCCGTGGAGGAAGCAAGCATTTCCGGGAGCATGGATGACCTTACGGACTGCGTGGTGAATGACCCGGGGCTCGTAGACAAGCTGAATGCGCTTGGGTTCAGGTCGAAGAATCCGAAAGGGATGACGTACAAAGAGGCCATTATGTGTTCACAGATAGCAAATGCGGTAAAAGGTGACCTGAAGTCATACCGGGCGGTTGTAGAGATGATGAGGCCGAACAAGACGCCGCCGCTTGTGAGTTATCTGAGCGGCGAGAAGTCGGCATTGGATTTTTTGGAAGAGTGAAGGATGATGATATGCAGAAGAGTTCGGAGAAGCGGGGAAAGAGGGGGAATCCCCACCCGAAAGTAGAGAACTTGAAGAGGTTCGGGATAGAGAAACCGGCGCCAAGCCATGACTGGGCGGTTGAAAACGGAAGGAAGGGCGGAACTGCCGCCGCCAAGACAAGAAGCATAAAAATCAGCATGGATGAAGCGTTCATGTCTGTCATGGGCAAGCAGGTCGGAGGAACTATCAAGCAGGTCCTTGAGAACAATGGGTATGATGCGGAAGAGCTGGATAATGCTCATGCCGTGATGGCTACGCTTGTAGCCCTTGCGATAAAGGATGGCGACTTGCAGGCGATCAAGATCCTTCTGGATTACAGTCAGTCGATCACCGAAGAGGCGAGGAAATCTGAGGAGTCGAAAGCACGTATTGAGTCCATCAAGGCAAATATGGGGGCTAATTTGTCCGTCAATTCAACGGATGACGAAGATGGCGGCGTAGTCATTTATCTGCCGAAAATTGAAGATGACGAAGATGAATCAGAGGGGACTGACGGGGACAAAGAGTAGAAGGGAGCGATAACATGGCTATCGTTCTCAAACCGCAGAAAGGGCCTCAGGAAAAGTTCCTGTCAACGTCTGCCGATATCTGCATATACGGAGGCAGTGCGGGAGGAGGCAAGACCTACGCACTGCTGCTCTCACCTTTGAGATACAAGAACACGAAAGGGTTCAACTGCACGATATTCCGTAAGCATTTCAACCAGATCTTCCAACAGGGCGGATTGTGGGATGAATCACTCAAGGTATATTCATCCATTCCGGGGGCGGTGATGCGCAGGGGCGAGGCTTCATGGGTGTTCTGCGACAAAACCGGGACGCAGGCGTCAAGAGTTTCATTTGCGCATATTGAACGCAAAGAAGAACTGAAAAAGGTGCAGGGCGCACAGATATGCGCCATATTCTTTGATGAACTGACGCATTTTGATAAAGATACGTTCTTTTACCTGCTGTCCAGAAACAGATCTACATGCGGAGTAAAGCCCTTCATAAGGGCTACGTGCAACCCGGATGCTGACAGCTGGGTTGCGGATTTTATTTCATGGTGGATAGACCCGGACACGGGGTATGCAATACCCGAGAGGAGCGGAAAGAAGCGGTGGTTTATCAGGCGTGGCGACCAGATCACTTGGGCGGATGACAAGAAAAAGCTTATGGAGCTGTTCAATCTGAGGACGCCCGAGGAGATGCTGGAGCCAAAGTCGGTGACGTTCATTGCATCCAGTATCTATGACAATCAGGAATTGCTGAGGACAAACCCGCAGTATTTAGGAAACCTGAAGGCATTGGCTACGGTTGAAAGGGAACGGCTCCTTTTGGGCAACTGGAGGATCAAGCCGTCCGCCGGGTTATATTTCAAACGCTCACAGGTCGGCGATATGCTTGCGGTTATACCGGATGATGTCACAACATGGGTGAGGTGCTGGGACCTTGCGGCGACCGCCAAGGGTGAAAATGGCGAGGCGGCTTTCACTGCCGGCGTGCTGATGGGGAAACGGAAGAACGGCAGGTATGTTATTGCTGACGTGGTCAACAAACAAATGGAAGCATCTGAGGTCAGGGCGACTATCAGGCATACGGCGCAAGCTGATATAGCACGTTTCAAGCGGGTAAGGATCAGGCTTCCGCAGGATCCGGGTCAGGCCGGTAAAGAACAGGCTGAGTCGTACATCAAATTCCTGTCCGGGTTCGATGTGACGACGGTCAGGGAGTCAGGTTCGAAGGAATCAAGGGCGGAACCGATGGCTGCACAGTGGCAAGCTGGGAACTTTGATCTTGTCATTGCACCGTGGAACGAGGAGTACCTGAATCAGCTGGAGAATTTCCCGGATGGAAGGTACAAAGACATGGTTGACGCTTCGGCGAATGCGTTTGCCGAGATAGAGCTTAGAACGCAATTTAATTTACGAAACCTGCTGTAATGGCGGGCTTATGGGAACAGGAAACTGTTCTCTTTTTTATTGCCTGAATCAGGGGATGTATGAAAGGGGCTGTTAGTGATGGACAAAGGCGCATCAGCGCAGGTGATGAACCTGAAACGGTTCGCGGATCTTATACAGAAGCAGACCGGCCGTGTTGTAAGGCCTTACCGGGCTGATGGCTATGTAAACCTCGTCAACAAGTACGGCACTAACAGGGACACTTCTGAGAAGTATATGTTTGAGAAGGAGCCCGCGGTCCCGGATGACATGCTTGCCATGTACTATGAGGGCAACGGCCTTTTCGCCAAGATCATAGACGCACCGGCAGAGGAGGCGGTCAGGAAGGGCTTCACGATAGAAGGGCTTCAAGACGAGAACCTTGAGAAGTTTTACACGGAATGCCTCGACGAGCTGGACTGGGAGGAGACGATTATCACTGCCGTGAAGTGGGCGAGGCTTTTCGGCGGTTCCATTGCGGTTATGCTGATCAACGACGGCAGAGGGCTTGACGAACCGCTTGACTGGCGGAACATCAGGTCTATTGATGATATCAGGGTATACGACCGTTCGGTTATCAGGCCTGATTACAACAGCATGTTCAGCTATTCGGCGGACGATCCCTTTGCAACGAGGGGAAGCAGGCTTGGCTATCCGGAATACTATGACGTGTACAGCAGGTATGGGTCTTTCAGGGTGCATGACAGCAGATGCCTTGTTTTCCAAAACGGCGTCCTGCCTGAGAACTGTACGAATTCGGAGTATCAGATCTGGGGCATGCCCGAATACATCCGCCTGAAGAGGGCGATGCGGGATGCGGAAATAGCGCATGGATCCGCACCGAAGCTCCTTGACAGATCGGTTCAGGCTGTCTACAAGATGAAGGATCTTTGCGCTGAACTGGCAACGGAGGAAGGAGAGGACAGGGTTCTCAGAAGGCTTCAGACCATTGACATGGCGAGAGGGCTTCTTAGTTCCATCACGATAGACAGCGAAGGCGAGGACTACGACTTCAGGCAGTTCAATTTCTCCGGGGTATCGGAAGTCATTGACACGACCTGCAATTTTCTCTCTGCACTGACTTCCATCCCACAGACAGTGCTCTTCGGAAGGGCCCCGGCGGGTATGAATGCCACCGGGCTGTCCGATCTTGAGAACTGGTACAACTACGTGGAGCGGCTGCAGAAGAGGATGATAAAGAAGAACCTCAGATATCTGCTCAGCATCATATTCCAAGCGGGAATCATGACAGGGGAGATTGACGAAGTCCCTGATATCAAGGTGAAGTTCAACCCGTTGTGGTCGCTTTCCGAACAGGAACAGGCACAGCTTGAACAGACCAAGGCGGCTACACAGCAGGCGAGGGCGGCAACAGCCCAGATCTATGTCGGCATGCAGGCCATCGACCCGTCAGAGGTCAGAAAGAAGCTGGCAGACAGCGACGAGTTCGACGTCGAGACCATGCTTGATGAGTATGACGAAGAAGAGCTGGAGGCGAACATGCCTCAGCAGGGCGGTGAAGAAGGCGGAATGCCGGGAGCACCGGGTGGAGGTATGCCGGGAATGCCCGGAGGCGGAGCACCGGGAGGAGCAATCCCACAGATGGGAGCACCTGAAGCGGGACAGGAACCGCCGCAGGCTGAGCCCGTGCAGGCAGGATTATCAAACGGGCAGGAAGCTAAACCGCAGGCACCGGCGGCAAGTGAAGCAGGTGTACAGGCAAAAGAAGCACCGAAGGAAGCAGAAAAGGTAAGCGTTGAACCGCATGATAAGGATACAGGCGGAAATGCACCAGCCGCTGCACCCGCCGCAAGCAAGCTGCCCGAAGACATGAGCAAGGCAGAGAAAGCAAAAGCGGAGGAGGGCAAAGAGGAGAAGCCCGCAAAGCAGGAAGAACCTGAAAAGCAGGAACAGCCTGAAAAGCAGGAACAGCCCGCAAAAGAAGCGGTTAAGAAACCCGCCAAAGATGCGGAACAGAAAGGTGATGAGCCTGAGAAGAAGGACAGCGAGGCAGAGGTGGTCAATTCAGAGAGCAACGACAAGCTGATAGATATCAAACTGCGCCTTATCAAGCGGAGCCTTGAGAACAGGATAAAGTCAAGGGAGGGGTTGAAACCTGCGGTGAACGGTGACTCCGCCCCGGATTATCACTTGGATGTCAACAATGGCGCCGTTGGTGTTTATGTAATCAAAGACGGGAAGATCCTGTGCGGCGTCCGCAAGGACGGAGATGGCGTTGGACAGATCTGCGGACCCGGGGGACATATAGAGCCGGGTGAAACGCCGGGGCAGGCGGCAATCCGTGAGACTCAGGAGGAGTTCGGCATTACACCGACGGAACTGATACCCTTTGGCAGGGGTGAAAAAGGCATGAGCGGCATCAGTCCCTATCTGTTCCTGTGCGTCCAGTACGAGGGCACGCCGAAATGTGATGAGGACGAGATGACCGCACCGGCTTTCAGGGCTATGGAAGACTATGATGGCGGGAAGGATCTGTTGTTCCCCGCTTTCAGGGATGGGCTTGAAAGACTGAAGAAAGCTGTCTATAATGAGATAATCGGAAATAAGGATTTAGAGAAAAAATATTTGACATCTGAATCCAATTATGGTATAATAAAGATGGATGGTGAGGAGGTCAATGCCGACTGGAGGATTCCTCCCGAAAAGCTGGCGTTCTTCACTGCCGAAAACGGCAAGAAGGTGGCTCTGAACGAGGAAACCGGCGAGACGAGCGGTCTTGGGCCTGACATTGATTCCAAAACCCGGGGAAACAAAGGTTCCGGGAAGGAAGCGGGCGAGAGGCATAAGGGGACAAAGCCATCGGCAAAGGGAAAGAATGTCCCGTGCACCGGGTTCAGGGACGCTGGTGCGGTAGAGAGACACGAAAAGCACTGGCCTGAGTTTGGGTTCAAATCCAACGCCGATTATGAGAAAGCGGCGATTGAGTTCATCCAACAGCCTGTCGGAGGTGACATTGATGGGTATTACAGGCCTGCTGATGGGGCTGTGATACGGTTCAACAGGAAAACCGGTGAGATAGGGATAGGCAAGCCCGGAAAAGAGGTTCTGACGTATTTCAAAGCGAAGTACGATAAGGAGACCGGTGAGGTAAATCTCAGAAAGGCCAATAATTATTTCAACATATTGAAGGAAGAGGAGGCAGAGAAGGATGAGTAAATTGGTTCCGCACAAATGCCCGGTATGCGGGAAGACAGAGTTTCCTTACAAGGGTTCGTTTGATGTTTGCGAGGAGTGCGGATGGGAGGACGATCCTGTTCAGGAGAAATATCCCGATGAGGACGGCGGGGCCAATACATTAAGCCTCAATGAGTATAAAGCAAAATACGAGAGCGGCTGGAGAGCTGACTGGGTTAAGTAAAGCAGGACTGAAAAAGCCCTGCTTTTTCTATGCCCGGAATCACAGGAGGGTATGATGACGCAGGCAATTCCGTTTGAGCAGGCTGTATACCTGTTCGTACAGGTGTACAGAGAAAGGCAGATAGAAAAGTCTGTAAGAAAATTCGCGAACGAGCAAATAAAAAGGCAGGATTCTGATGAACCTGCTTTTTTTGATGCATCGAGAGATGATGATGACTGGATTACCATTAAAGGCACACACGTGTTACTGAATGAAGAGGGTGTGGCACAGTCAGGTGGAAAGATTGCCGGGAAGAAATTTGCAAATGCAAAGAGCCATAAGAGCGTCAAACGGTATCAACGTCCTGCCGTTCAGGATAAATCAATCAAGAAGATAGCGAAGAAAACGGCGTTATTAAAGAACGAGCAGTACAGGATCATAGATAAAGATGGGAATGTAATTCTTGAAAAGAAAGGCGATAAACATTCTGTATCGGCCACAGTAGGAGAGAAGCGACAGCTACTTAATGGAGCTGCATCAATTCACAATCATCCATCAGGCGGGACCTTTTCACCCGAGGATCTGAGCGATTTTGGCTTTGGGGCAACTGAAATGTTTGTCGCAAGCCCGGAAGGGACGTATACGCTGACAAATGTAAAGCACGGAACACCTGAGCAAAGTGCCGGGTGGCTGGCAATGCGGGAAGAAATACAGAAACAGATACCGGAAACGAGTGCAATGGCATTGATTAAGCAGGCAAGAGCTAATCTTGCGGATAGCCATGAAGCGAAAGAGATGAAGCGCATCAATTCCGAGTATATGAAGATGCATGATTCCGGGGCAAGCAAAGAAGAGCTGAATGAGTATTACAAGTCCTCCGGATATGACGAATATGCAAAGATTCAAAAAGAAAATGTGGAAAAAGAAGTACGAAGGCTTGAGGTAGAGCCGTTCCACGAGTTCTACAAGAATCATGCGGCGGAATATGGTTTTAAATATACATTTGAACCGTTGAAAAAAGATGCATCTGATAGCATAAATGCCGATGGGTGCGATAGCCAAAAGCATAGCAAGATCTATGATGCAGAAACTTTGGCTGCATTGTTTCAACTTAATTTGGTGAATCAGGACGGGGCAGCCTGTCCTTTTTCATAAACTTCCATATTTCATGGCAGTTTTTTCCTTCGGCTGGTAGAGGAAGTCTGATTAAAGGGCCGTCACAAGGCCCGCCAGCTTTTCGGCACAGAGTTTTTGTTGACGTTGTTCTCCTGTGCAGGCGGATCTCCGTTCCGCACCCCAATAAGAATGTCAACAGTGGCAGGATCACTTAGCAACCCGCGGTCCCTGTCACTCAGGGAGTGAGCTTGGCTGGAAGTGCAGATATTATGCTGCAGGGGGTTCGAATCCTCCCACTCCGATTGCTGAAATATGATACAAGGGCAGGGAGACCTGATCTTTTTGTATGCCCAAAAAAGGAGGATGCAATGAAAAAGAACTTCAAGCTGTCGTCACCGTGGGTAGAATTCTATAACGAAATCGAAGCGCTGTTCCTGAATGACCCGGATGTGCAGGTCGAATATGACGAGGAAACGCCTGAGGTAAAGCTGCTGGTGGACGGTCAGGAAAAGGCTGACGCACTCACACAGCTGCTCCCGACACAGAAGGTATTCGGGAAAGTGGTACTGAAGATCACGGTGGTTCCGAGCAATGAGGATTCAAATGACGTGGCATCCCTGATCAGGAAGGCGTTCAAGGGCAACCCGGCACTGGCGTATGTCCTTAAATACACAGGCGATGTGTTCAGATTTCCGGTAACGTATGCGGTATTCGCTCGGGAGGTAGTCCAGTATTTCAATGACAACCTCAATGACTTCTGGGGCAACAGGACGACCCTGTATCAGGATATCGCAAAGAATGTGTTCAGCGAGATTGAGGGCGTGTTCTTCTGTACTGAACCGGACGAGGATGCCGAGGTAGAAGAGGAAGCTGAAGAAGAATAAGACCGTAAATCAGCGGTCAATCGAAAATGAGTATTTATAAGAAAAAAACTGTTGCAAAAAGGAATAAAAAGTGTTATAATAATAAAGGAGGGGAAGGGGAATGATTGACCGCCTCAAAACCGATAAGAAACTGATGGCGATAAGGAAGTGCCTTGAGGAAAGAAAGGCAACAAGGACTGATGGAGGTCCGGGTTCCGGGAACTGGGGGCACAAAGGCAGGAAAGGTGAGATTGGCGGCTCCGGAAAGGGAGGTGGCGCTGAGAACCGTGAGTTCCGCGAAAAGAAGGGCTACATTTCCAAGAAACGGCAGGGCGATGAAAAGGTCTGCCAGAAGGCGGTGAACAAAGGCAAGGAAGCCAAGGCAAAGCTTGCCGGGTTCTTCAAGAGCAACCACGAAGTGTGGGAGCAATGCAGAACAGCGGTAAAGAATGGAAGACCGATTCCCTCCGGTGGTTCGGCTGAGAAAGACCATGTGATTAAGGGCGCTTCCAAGGAAGCTCAGGCTGCGTATGATGCGGCACGGGCTCAGGAAAAGAAGATTACGAAGGACATGATTGAGATTGCCGGTGCTTCCGGGACTGAGATGTATGGACTTGAGTTCTCCTGCAAGACCGGCGAGAGCATGGCTGACAAGATTGGTCGGAAAAAGGCTGAGGCGGCTGCAAAGAACAAGCCTGCCCCTTCTGATGAACAGATTGTCAAGGGCCTTACGGACATGGTTCGGTACACACAGCTGTGTAAACATGATGATATAGCGAAGGTTGGCAAGAACACGATTGAATCCCTGAAGTCGAAGGGATATGAGATCGAGGAGATATCCAACAAATGGACGAATCCCAATTCCTTTTACAAAGGCCTTCACATTCTTGCGAAAAACCCGGAGGGACAGACCTTTGAGCTTCAGATTCATTCAAAAGAAAGCATGGAGGTCAAGGAACAGCTTCATCCGATGTATGAGGAATCCCGAAAGGCCGGGGCCAGCGGATTTGTCATTGACAACCTTGAAGCTGAGCAGAGTAACATTTCAAAAGTTCTGAAGATGCCTGATGGCATTGATGATCCTGCGTTGAGATCGTGGGAGAAGGGAGGAACGAAATGAGAAAAGAAATCCGTTATTGCGTTGCAATGAGAGATGATGAGCTCGTCATGAAGAAAGTTGTTGACGAGGAGAAACAGATTTACACTGCCTATGTATGGAACTACGGAAAAAAGGACTGGGTAGAGGCGTGGGATGTGGCCTGCGGATACTTTGCGGGTTATGATGATGCTTTTGAGCTGACTGAAGAGGAGGCAATGGCAAAGATCAAAAAGCACAGCGAGGAATAACCAGCTGGTAACTACGGAAGTGGATTCTTTCAGGGAGGTGGTTGCGTGACTGATGTTGAGCTTGCGATGAAGGTTGCCGAGAAAGCCCATGCAGGGCAGGTGGACAAAGGTGGAAAACCGTACTTTGGGCACCCGTGTGCTGTAGCCGGGATGGTTGATACGGACAAAGAAAAGATAGTAGCTTACCTGCATGATGTGGTTGAGGATACAGGGATTGACCTCGATACGATTGAGATTCTTTTCGGGAATGAAATAGCCGATGCTGTGGCGTGCCTGACGCACTGGGACGGCGAGGATTACTTTGACTACATCTGGAGGGTAAAGGAAAATCCGATATCCATCAAGGTAAAACTGGCTGACCTGAAACACAACATGGATCTGTCACGCATAGACAAACCGGCACAGAAAGACTTTGACCGGATCAAGAAATATGTAATGGCGAAGAATATACTGGAGCTGTGGAAGGATTATAAAAAGGCAGGGTGACCTGTCTTTTTTGATGCCGCAGGATGACACGGACATAGATGGCCCGCCAGAGGCCACACAAGCATCAGGAAGGCGGGTGCAACGCGTGGATAGTACAAATTACCAGTCGGTAACAAAAAGAGCCGTAAAGGGCAAATTCAGAGGCAGGAAGGCTGTACGGTGCAGATACATCCAGCATTTCCCTTCGTCAGCAGAAAGGGAGTACAAAAGGGTATCAGGGCATTACGCCGGGAGTTTGAGCCATGTTGTGAAACGGCATTTTCCGGGGATCGCCTCGGCGTACAAGAAAGAGGATACGCAGACATTCCGGGACAATGAGAAAGCGGAAGTCTACGCCATGGCTGCCGAGCTGCAGGATGCATTGCATGAGTTCGGACTGTATGACGCCATGGGGAAGATTTCGCAGATCACACAGAATAATTCCATCAGGGAATGGCAACAAGCGGTCAGGAATACCCTTGGCGTGGACATCCTCGATGACTACTACCGGGGCGAGCTGTACCAACAGCTGATGGAAAGATGGATTGCGGACAATGTGACGGCGCTGAGCGGGATGCCGTACAAAGCCGTCATGGACATAGATCGGATTATCATGGAAGGCTACAAAAGCGGGAAGCCCATAGCGGAGCTCCAGAAGGAGATTCTGGACTCTTGCAGGAAAACAAAATGGTGGCTGACAGCATTGGCTGTCGGGCAGGTCGGGGCGCTGAATGCGGGCCTTACAAAGATGATCCAGACGGATTCCGGGGTCGGGAGGTATTGGTGGTCTTCATCCAAGGACTCCCGGGTCAGGGACTGCCACAGGGCATTTGAAGGCAGGATCTTCAGGTGGGACAACCCGCCTATGGACTGGCATTATACAAAAACAAAAGGGATTGTGTATACCGGACAGAGGTTTCATCCGGGTGAAGCGCACGGCTGCAGGTGTTGTGCTATACCGGTGTTTGACTGGGACACGTTAAGCATACCGATAAGGGGTGATTAAAATGGTTAAACTTGATATGACGGCACTGGAGCGTGTGAGAAACAGTCTGGCAAGCCGGCTGAAAAGGATGGATGGCGGAGAAGGATCTGGCAACTGGGGACATGAAGGACGGCCCGGAGAGGTTGGCGGCAGTGCTGAAGGCGGCGGTGTTCATAACAGGATGAACGAAAAAGGCGGCGGGTTCACTTCGTGGTCGAAAAACCGGGACAAACTTGCAAGAAAGCACAAGCTGAGCGACGAAGAGAGTGCTTATGTCAAACACACAAAAGACGCCATGCTGATTGACTATACTGGAACCCGATATATAAGCAACGGGGAAGGTGTGTTCACAAACGTGCACACCGGTGAAAAGACACATTATCCTGCAACCTTAAATTGCAGGGTCCTGCTTCCGCAGAGTTCGAATACGAACTTCACTTTTACCCGGGATGAAAAACGGGCAATGGGAATACGGAAGGGGAATTTTGGCAAGGCGTACAAACCGGCGACCAAAGAAGAGGCGTATAACAAATATGTTGGCCATGTAGGTGAGGTATGGAAAGGTCTGGATGATGTTCAGAAGGCTTCTCTTCATGCATATACGAGTGCGGGCAGTACATACAGGAAGATAAACAACGCCCTCCGGGATAAAAGTCAGACCAAAGCCGTGCAGAAGAAGGCTATTGAAGCTATGACAACGGCAATAGACAAATCCGAAATGAAAGAGGATGTATTGCTGAGGCGTGGCCTTGGAACCGGAGGACTGTCGAAGATGTTTGGTGTGCCTGAGCATGTTTTGAAAACACATCCCGAGATCATGGTTGGCCGGGTGGGAACCGACCACGGATTCGGGAGCTGCGGAAGCAGTCCGGACAGTGGCTTCAACAGGCCTGTTCAGCTTGAAATTTTGGCGCCAAAGGGGACCAAGGCAATGTATGTGGAGCCGTTTTCCGCATGCGGGCATGGTCATAAGGGCACATCATGGGATGGTGAAAGCAAGCAGTCAAGTGTATCGCATGAGAATGAAACATTGCTTCAGCGTGGAACATCTTACCAGATACTTTCATGCGAAAGCAAAGATGGGAAGCTGAACATTAAGGTGGCTGTGGTGGATCAGACCTACAACACGGATAAGTACAACAAACCGCCAAAAACAAAGAAAAGTAAGGAAGGGAAGGCTGCATGAAAAATCCGAGATTTGAAGACGAAGCGGTAGGCGAATGGGAGTTCCCGGACAAAAAGAACATCAAGTGCAAGGACTGCATACTTGCCGCGAAAGACAAGAAGGCGGGCGGGGTCAAGATTGACGGTGCAACGCTTGGAATGTGCGATGCGTTTGACATAAAACCGCCGTCTGTGATGCTGAGGGGTGCTGATTGTCCGTACTACATCGAGAAAGAATAATGAACAGCCGGGGATAAAACCCCGGTTTTTTATATAAAAAGGCTGGGGATATGAAAGCAGGGCATATTGAAAGGACGCTGTTCAGAATACGAAAAGACTTGTCAAAACGGGAACGATTGAGAATGGACGGGTGCTCTGCTCAAAAGTACAGGGGCGACGATGATGATGAAGGCGGCGTATGGTTTACAAGCAAGAACGGGCACAGGATTCATATCAATGAAAACGGGGATGTAGACAAAGGGAATCCATACGTTGTTGAGATGATGGAAGATGCTGAATTCAAAATGACCCAGAAGGTTCTGAAAAATCTTAAAACTGCCCAGAATGCAAAGGGCGGAAAACAGACTTCCGAAAAAAAGGCACGGGAGAAGGCGGGGCCCAAAACAGGACAGGGTGAGAAGCACAAGCCTGCGATTGACTGGGAAAAGCATGCCAAGAATTCGCAGGAAAGCAAAACAAAGGGATCTGAGCTGACAGACACGGGGCCAACCAAAGAAAAAGAAAAGACCGTGACAAAACCCGCTGAAGCATCAAGCGCGAAACCGGTTTTGACCGAGATGGCAGATGGCATCAAGGCTGATCCGTCGCTTACAGAAGAAACGGTATGGGAAAGGATGATGCCGGCCGGGCAAAGAACCTTCATGCCGATGAAGGCGTACAATCACTACATCGAGAAAGTAAGAAGCGTATGGAAGGGGTTGAAGAACAGCCAGCGCATATCACTCAACCGCTACACGTCGGATGAATACAAGAAGTTCAATAATGCACTACGGGATGGAGGGGAAGCAGACCAGGACGTCAGGCAGGTAATTGAAGACGTTACGAATGCTATAGACCAATCAGTGATGGATGAGGAAAACGTTCTGCACAGAGGTATTGGAAGCAGTGGGTGTTCAAAACTGTTTGGCGTTTCCGAAGAAGACCTGATGAAAGATCCGTCGGTGCTTGTTGGTCGGGTCGGTACGGATCAGGCGTTTGGAAGCTGTAGCAGTTCTTCCATGGATAAAAGCATCTATTCCGAAAAAAATGTGCAGATGATGATCCTTGCGCCGAAAGGAACGAAGGCCATCTATGCCGAGCCTTTTTCAAGGAACGGACAAGGCGCAGGCATGTGGAAGGCAATCTGGGATGGCGAGGGCACACAGGACAGCGTATCTCCCGAGAATGAAACGATCTTGCAGAGGGGGACGTCTTACCAGATTGTATCGGCGGATAAAATGAGCGACGGTTTGATCCATGTTAAGGCTGTGATCATAGACCAGACTTATGACAGAACAAGGTACAACAAAGAATAGAGTGAGCGGGGTGGTGAAGCATGAACAGCATTGATTCCATTAAGCTGGATGTAATCAGGATCCGGCATAACCTCAATCAGAGGATGAGGATGGACGGAGGCCCCGGCTCGGGAAACTGGGGACATAAGGGAAGAAAAGGCGAAGTTGGAGGCTCCGGTAAGGGGACTGGCGGGTCGGCACACCGCTACAAGGACACGAATGGCAATTATACGTCATACGCCAAGGTAAAGCATTCCATGGCAAAGGCGCATCAGACGAACACGGAGGAACTGAAGAGCTGTCCAAAGGGCACAAAGCTGATTACCAAGGACGGGAAGTTCACGAAGGTCAATGATACGAAGTGGATGAACGACAAGACCGGCGAGATCATAGGGTCTTACACGATCAACCACGGCCCGGCATGGAATACGCAGGTCAAGATAGCCTTCCCGAAAGAAGGTGTTGACGCAAAGGCGTATATGACGTCCCATGGGGCACAGACGGCTGAGAAGTCAGCATCGAAATCCAAGGCGAAGTCTGGCGGTAAAACCACAAACAAGGGATTCAGCAGTAGTTATTCGGCGGAGCGCATCAGCAAGGCGACTAAGCATACGGAACAGAGCGCGGATGATACATACCGTGAAGAGACAGGGAAAATCTGGACAAGCCTTTCAGCTTCTGAAAAGGAGTCTATTTACGGTTACACTTCCGGGTCCTCTTTTGTCAACGAACCGCTCAGACATGAGAAGTACCAAAATATCAAAGGGATTGAAGGCAAAAAGGCAATCCATGAGATCACGAGCACCATTGATAAAGCCGGCGGCCTGAAAGAAGACACGATCCTGAACAGGGGAATTGGAAATAACGGGTTTTCCAAGGTATTCAGCTTACCGAGCATTTATGCTGCGAAACACAATCCAAAATCACTGATTGGCCTTGAAGGTAAAGACGATGGTTTTGGATCAACCGGTGTTGCAAAGGGGAAAGAATTTAACAACAAGCCCGTGATCATGGAGATCTTTGCACCGAAAGGCACAAAAGGGCTTTACGTCGAGCCGTTCTCTCATTTTGGTGCTGGAGACAAGAACGAATGGGATGGAAAATCCAAACAGGATTCCTTTGGCCTTGAGCAGGAATACCTTCTGCAACGTGGAACGTCATATAAAATCACTGATGCTTCGTTTGAAGGCGGCGTACTGAAGGTAAAATGCGTAATCACTGGGCAAGACTATTCCGACAACCCGGAAGAAAAGTGGGCTCAATACTGCGGGCATTGATTTGCCGCGCATTCCGTGGTATGATTGCCGCAGAGGAGGTGCGACATGGCAAAGAGAAAAGAAGATGATGATTTTCATGGCTCCGGGTTTAGCCTGAGGACGCCTGACATCGAAAAGATCCAGTGCAAGGACTGTATTTTCCGGGCGGAGGACCGGTTCGAAGGGAAGATCAAGGGAGCGACCCTTGGACTGTGCGACTGTTTTGATGACAAGCCGTACGAAATCCTCTGGAAGAACGAGGAGTGTATTTATTACGAGAGCGAAGAAGAGCCTGAAGATGATGAGGATGAAGATGATGAGGATGAAGATGAAGAATAAATTCATCAGAATTCAATCATGATTCATCAAATAGTTGACATATACTTTACAATATGATATAATATATTTGTAAGAGAATTATATCAGGAGGTGAAGCGTATGGCACAGGTGATGGTGAACTTCAGGCAGGACGAAGAGACAAAGTCTGGCATGGAAGATATATGCCGTGAACTTGGGTTCAGTCCTTCGGTAGCGTACAACATGTTTGCCAAGAAGGTAATCAGGGAACGGAGGATACCGTTTGAGATATCTATCGACCCGTTCTATTCCGAAAGCAACATGAATGCTTTACGGGAAAGCGCCAAGCAGATACAGGAAGGGCTCGATGAGCTTTCTGCAATGGAGGATAAAGCAACCACTTGAAATAAGGGCGAAAGTCCGCTTGAATAAAAAACACTGTTTATAAGGCAGTAACACAAGGCAGATACGGAAACGTACCTGCCTTTTTTGATGCAAAAAAAGAGGGTGGGGATGGGAGCAAATAACATGCGGGGGCGTGATTCCCCCGGTAAGGGCATCAGATCACCGACTATCAGGAAGGAGTATAAAAATGGGAGATGAAAAAGTGATTCAGAGCCTGAGCCAACAGCTCTGCAAGACTTCTGAAAGGATAGGGTCTTTTGCGATTGGCATCGAGGATCTGAAAAGGCTTGACAGGGATCTTGCGGACACGTATTCGCAGATGCTTATGGATGAAGTTGGCCATGTTCAGGTGCTTGCGCTGGAACTGACGAGGCTTGTGGCGGATGACGAAGATCCGGGATCTGTCAAAACCACCGTCCCGCTTCCGGTAAAGACCGCAGAGGGCGATGACGGGGCTTTCATGCCCGGCGAGCTGGAATCTGTAGAGGGTGAAAAGCCGGAAGAAAAGCCGGAAGCCTAAACGGAGGTAACTGGCATGGTATTAAAAAGGGTAATACGTCTGGACAGCACACCGCTGAACCGGGCGTTTTTTACTGAAGAAGGGTATCTGATTGATACGCCGGTGCTCACAAGCACCGGGATCTTTGAGTACACCAATCCTGACGGGTCTGTCCGCAGGGAGCTTCGCCTTCCCGAAGAGGTTTTCGCTGAGGACAGTCTTGATTCTTATATGGCTAAGCCCGTGATTATCACACACGATGCCGGGCTGGTGGATAAGAACAATGTCAGTGAGAACGAGATTGGCACCATCCTGACCAAAGGATATCGGGATGGGGACAATGTCCGCGCCAAGATCGTGATCCATGACACAGACAGCATGAAGGAGAGCGGGCTGAAGGAATTATCACTCGGCTACAACCTCGACCTTGATGAGACACCAGGGGATTGGAAAGGAATGCACTACGATGCAATCCAGAGGAACATCAGGATCAACCACCTTGCACTTGTTCGGGAAGCAAGAGCGGGGGACAAAGCCCGGCTGAACATTGACAGCAAAAATGGAATCACGAAAGGAGTAAACATTATGAGCTACAAGAAGGCAAAAGCCAGACGTGCCGACGGCCTGCTCTCCGAAGAGGAACTGGCAAAGGCCATCGAGGAGTACAAGGCACGCCATCCGCAGCCTGAGAAGGCTGACGAGGATCCCGAGAAACCCGTAGAGGGAGTCCCGGTACCCGCAAAGGCTGCTGAAAACGAGGAAACCGTGGCGGCAATCAGGGAAAAGCAGGAGGCGAAGACCGGTGAGGGTAAGGAAGAGCTTGCTGAGGCAAACGACACCATCGCCCATCAGGACGAGGATATCCAGACACTGCTTGACATTATCGACACCCTGCTTGCAGAGAGGGACTTCAAGGCTGAAAAGGCTGAGGACTGCGGCGATGAAGTTGTCGCTGATTCTGAGGATGAACCTGCGCCCGAAGTACCCGTAGAGGAAGAGGAAGAGGCTTCCGAACCCGAGGTGAAGGAAGATGAGGACGACGAGGAAGAAGTCCTTGCCGAAGATGACGACGACGAGGATGACGACGTGATCCCGGCTGAGAATGAGGATGACGACGACGACCCGATCCCGGATGCAGAGGCGCCCGTAGAGAAACCGGAGGAGAGGCTGAATGCGGACAGCGTTGACGCCATCGTCCGTGCAAGGGTGAAAATCGGCATTGCCGCAGAGAAACTTCATCTGGACGGCCTTGAGAGCATGTCCATGAAGGCTGCGAAGAAGACGATCATCCGTGCAGTCCGTCCGGGCATCAACCTTGACGGCAAGAGCGACGCATACATCAATGCCGCATTTGACTATGCGTGCGAGGATGTGAAGCGCACTACCAGAAAGGACACCAGATATCAGAAGAAGCAGATGTTCAACAAGGACTCCCGCAATATTTTTGCAGAGGCGAAGTCCGGTTCTGCTGAGGACGCAAGACGGAAGATGATTGAACGTCTTCAGAGCAAGAGAGAAAAAGGAGGTAAGAAATAATGAGCGCACAGACTTCTTACAGATTTGGCCTTCCGTCCGGGATGGCCGGTGGCATTGTTGACCTTGCACCGTACGCTATTGACACATTTATCAACGAGGAAGAGAACGAAGTGATGCTGTTCGGCATCGGCGTTGTAGCCGGTACGAAGGCAGGAACGCAGATCAAGAAGCCGAGTGCGACCGCGACCGCGTTTGAGGGCATCACCACGAACAACCTGACTACTGAATACAACCTTGACGGCAAGGTTCGTATCCTGAAGAAAGCCCCGGTCGGCGTGATGCGCTACGGCAGAATCCATGCCCGTGTTGCGACCGGCGTTACCCCGGCTTACGGCGAACCGGTTTACATCGTAAAGAGCGGTGACGAGGCCGGTTACGTCACGAATGCGTCCACGGGCAACATTGCCGTAAAGGGCCGCTTCATGGGCGGTGTTGATGCTACCAACGGAGTCGCCGAGGTTGAGCTGTTCAATCAGGCGCAGTCCTGAGTAAAGGAGGATGAATAATCATGGCAAGATCTAAGCATGCGCATTACGATGCCGCAGATATGAAGGCAATCAGAAATTCCGCTATCCCGACCGCCATCATGGCTTCCGAGGGAGCGAGATTCGACAGTGCGGATGACGCTTCCGTCTTCTTCGCACGTGAACTTGACTATGTCAAGGCGCAGTCCTATGACGTAGAGTATCCCGAGCTGACCGCTCTTACCCTGTTCCCGCAGACTTCCGAGGCTGACGAAGGTGCCGAGACGGTAACGTACTACACCTACGACAAGACCGGCCTTGCAAAGATCATCGACAACTACAGCACCGACCTGCCGAGAGCAGACGTGACCGGACGTCCGAGCTCCGCACAGATCAAGTCTGTAGGTGACAGCTACGGCTACTCCGCACAGGAGATGCGTGCTTCCCGCCTTGCAGGCAAGTCCCTTGACGTAAGAAAGGGTGAAAGCGCCCGCTACGCCATTGACAATAAGATCAACCAGATCGCTTGGAAGGGCGATGCGGACAGCGGACTGCTGGGCGTTCTCTCCAACGGACAGAACATCCCGCTGTACACCATCGGCGTAGGCAGTGTATCCGGCAAGACCAAGTGGACAGAGAAGACCCCGGACGAGGTCCTTGGCGATGTCAACGGCATGGCTAAGCAGGTCGCAAAGGTCACCAAGAACGTTGAGCGTCCCGATACCCTCTGCGTCCCGGCTGAAGTCTACATGGACATCTCCACCAGACGTATCCCGCACACCAGCGACACAGTGCTGAAGTTCCTGCTGGATCATTCGCCCTATATCAAGGACATCATCTCCACCGCCGAGCTGGATTCGGACTCTGTTGAGACCAATCCGTACGCCGCTGCTTCTAATGGCGCCGGTGTTGCGTTCCTGTTCAAGAACGACAAGCGCAAGCTTGCCCTTGAAAACCCGATGCCGTTCCGTCAGTATCCGATTCAGGTAAGAAACCTTGACACGGTTATCCCGTGCGAGGCAAGGACGGCAGGCGTCATCGTCTACTATCCGCTTTCTGCCCTGATCGCAGTAGGCGTTTGCTAAACAAAAAAAGAGACAGGGGGCTGCCGTGAAGGGCGGCCTCTTGTTTTTTGAAAGGAGTATGGCAATGATGACTGAATATAATGACGCGAACAGCAATGACACCCTCATTGAGGATGTCGAAGCCATTGCCAACGCCCTGTGCGGTGAGGATGATTCCACGCCTGCGACAGACCGGCTGAGGCACGCTGTCCACAGAATCGCGGAGCATTACAAGAGCTCTGAGACACCGTAAACATAAAGGGGTATTGGGTATATAAGAGGAGGTAAATGCCATGTTGCTCATTAACACCGGAACAAAAATCGTCAATGTTGGTTCTTACGTGATTATGCCCGGGGATTCCAAGCCTTTCCCTGCCCGGATGCTTGACACACCGGCAATTAAGATCCTGTGCAAGCACGGCATGCTGAAGGTTGTGGAGGAGAGCCCGGAACAGGAAGCGAAGCTTGAAGAGGCAGAGGCCGAGAACGCTCCCGCAGAGCTGCCCGAGGAACCCGAGGAGGATTTTGAGGATGAAGATGTGGCTGTAAAGGCTGAGGAGCCTGCCGGCAGGAAGAAGACAAGCAGGAAGAAGTCCTGATAAGGGGTAACGCCATGGAAGCGATTGACATCATCCGTCTTATCGGCACGGAGTTTTCGTTCATGGAGAACGAGGTGCTGGAGCAATGGATAGAGATTTGCAGGCCGATGGTCAGCAAAAAGCAGTTCGGCAAGCTGTATGAACAGGCATTGGCATACATCGTATGCCACAAAATGAAGTTGGCCGGTAACGGTGAGAGCCCGCTGGGGGAAGGGCTTGGCAACCTGAGTGCGCTTGGCTTTTCTGTCAGCAGTGTATCTGAAGGCGGAAGCAGTATCAGCTTCGGGGCGTCACAGAGCTCAAACCTTGCGAACGATGCGGAGCTGGCGCTGACAACTTACGGGCTGCAGTACCTTACGCTCAGGCGTATGGTCGTAGTCCCGATCCATGCAAGCGGGGAGGGATCGCTTTGATGACGTTACAGGGCCTTACGAAAGACGGAAAGGCGTACTTTGAGAAACTGGCAAGGCTGGAATCCGTGGAAATCAGGGTCGGCTTCTTTGAGGGGCAGGAATATCCTGACGGCACGGCGGTTGCACAGGTAGCCGCCGAAAACGAGCTCGGGGATTCCAACAGGCCCGCAAGGCCGTTCATGAGACAGACCTTTGAGAATCACGAAGGTGAGCTGAATAAGGCGCTTACGCATGTTGACCGTGTGGTTGCGGAAGGTGGGGACGTCGATGCGGCACTGGACGAGACAGGCCAGTTTCTTGTAGGGCTTATGCAGACGGAAATCGTGGATGGCGGGTTCGCGCCGAATTCGCCGGCCACTGTCGCACAGAAAGGTTCCTCACAGCCGTTGATTGACACAGGGTTCATGAGACAGAGCGTCAGCTACAGGATAGTGGAGAATAAGGAACAATGAACATAACGATTTTCAACAGGGAGTACACGGTCAGAAGGTTCGGTGAGCAGAAAACCATCCGTGGCTATGTGGCGACGGATTACACCGATTTCACCGTCAGCCTGCATGTGCATGCCGGGAGCGAAAACATACAGGCCGTCCCTGAAGGAGAACGGAAGGTCAGACGTCTTGAGGCACATGGGACGGACGTCCTTAGGGCGGCAGATCATAATGGTGGAACAAAAGGTGACCTGCTCTACTATAACGGCGATTGGTATGAGTGCGTATCGGCTGTCCTGTGGGATCACACTCTTCTCAATCATTACAATTATTCGTTCGTGGTTGTGCCGAGGGATGCGGCAGGCACAACTGACCTTGCGCCGCCGGGAGGTATGTAATGAACGTTTCTGAACTAAGGAATCTGTTCTGGGAACGGACAGCAGAATTCTTCACCGGGTATGAAGTGGTCTTTGCGAACCAGAGCCGCGCAGCAAAACCGTCTGTCCCTTTGGTAACTTTGACATTTCACAACCAGACCCGTCCGCACACCCCGATTTATCTGATAAAGGAAGGGGAGCCGATAGGGCATTACTACTCAAAGATCATTGTCACCGTTGACCTCTTCACCAACGGGAAGCCTTTCACGGATGAATCCGGGATGGTCGTTTATGAGAATACCGCAATGGACGAACTGCTGTCCTTCTGCGATTTCCTGAACGGGCATGTCACGCTCAGGTGGTGCGACAAGAACGACATCACGATCCTGATTGAACAGGATGCACAGGATCTTACGGGCGTTGTCAATGACAATAACTATGAGTACAGGGCAAGGCAGGATATTTCCCTGTATTTCCTGCATGTAGCTGATCCCGGCGTTGATCAATCTGGATATTTTACGTGGGCAAACCTCTCGTACGATGTCCTTGAACCAGAAAAGGGGGAACCATAAATGAGCTATGCCAATGTTTTTGATCAGATCGCTACCGTGACGGTAGGGATCCAGACTGCAGTAACATCGGAGGCCAGCTTTGATAAGATCCTGATTATCGGCCCGCTTCCGAAGGTTGCGCCTGCAAAAGCCCCTGACAAAGTGGGGTACTACACAAATATATCGGAGGTCACTGCCGCCGGTTGGGTGGCATCTTCTACCACGGCATCCGAGATTGATCCTGTTGGAGCGGCTGCACTTGCGGCGTTCAGTCAGGATCCGAAGCCCGAAGGCATTTACATTGCACCGATCCAGACTGTCACGACAGGCACGGGCGATGATGCAGTCACCACCGCAGAGAGCGCCGCACAGACAATGGAGCGTGCCCTTGAAACGAGCGGATGGTATGTCGTCTGCCCGGCTGGCGTATCCGATGAAGTGGCACAGGGCGCGACTACAAGCGACCTTGATGTCCTTGCGGCCTTTGTAGAGACTCAGGAAAAGATGATGATCTACAACGAGGCGAAGTTCTTCGGCGCAGGCACAAACGGAGCGGACAAGCCGTCCATCGGAACTACTTATGCGAGGACCGCAGGCGTTTACTGCAAGGAGACATCCGATCAGGCAATCGCCGATGTGCCCGCAGTGAACAGGTACGGCATGAATGCGGCGTTTGCGGCTGCATGGCTTGCATACCAGTCTGGCAGTGAGACGGCGGCCTATAAGGTGCTGAAGACTGTCGCCGTAGCGAAGCTCAGCGGAACGGAGCGTAATGCTCTTGAAAACGCCAATATCAACTTCTTCCAGAAGGTCGGCAACAGGAATGTTACCATGTTCGGAAAGGTTCTGGCGGATGAGTGGATGGATATCATCCGTTTCCGTGACTGGCTGAAGAACGACATGCAGGTCAGGATTGTCAACCTGTTCCTTATCAACCCGAAGATCCCGTTCACGGATGCGGGCATCGCCCTCGTCAGGAATGCGGTCTTCTGTTCGCTGAAGGCCGGCGAGACGAACGGCGGCATTGCACGTTCGGAATACAATGCGGATGGGGATGAAATCCCCGGGTTTGAGATCAATGTTCCGCTGGCGGTAGATATCCCCGACTCGGACAAGCAGGCGCGTGTACTGAACGGCATCACTTGGAAGGCACGGCTGGCCGGCGCAATCCACGTGGCCCATATCACCGGTACGCTTGCGTACTCGATCTAAGGGAGGTGTTGTGAATGTCTGCATTATATACTTACAATCCGAAGAAAGTAGTGCTGACCGTCGGCGGGATGACCGTCACCGGCTTTGCCGAGGACAGCTTTATCACGATTGACCCGAGCACTGACGGCGTGACAAAGAAGGTAGGTGCTGACGGTGAGATCGTCAGGAGCATCAGCCCTGATGACACCTACATCGTCAAGTTCGTGACGCACAAGTATGCGCCGATCAATATCTACCTTGAAGGCCGGCTGAAGGCCGACCGTGAGAACTGCAACGGCCTGATCCCCGGCATCAGCGTAGACGACCTGAGAGGCGGCGCACAGTTCAGCGCAGACAAGTGCTGGGTTGTACGTTCGGCATCCATCGGCTACGGCAGGGAGTCCGGCAACCGTGAGTGGGAAATCCATACGGCAGAGGGTACGCTGTCCGAGCGTCCCGGCATCAGGCAGTAATATTTCATCAGGAATTGGGAGGGGATGGCATGAATCGTCCCCTCCTGTTTATTATGTATTTTTTTAAAATCAGGGGGTAAAAACGATGAAGCAGAATGAGGTTACGACAAAGAAAATCGGGGATTATACGTTTTACATCAGGCCGTTCCCGGCTTTTACGGCTGCGAACATCAGCGGTGAGCTGACACAGCTGGCTGCCCCGATTGTAGGTGCTGTTGCGCCAATGTTTACAAGTGATGACGGAAAGGACGGAAAGGGTTCGGTTGAGAATTTCATGGATTCGGATCTGGACGATGCGCTCCCGGCTTTCTCAAAAGCATTCGCAAGCCTTTCCGGAGACAAGTTTGAGCGGCTGATGAAGAAGCTGCTCGTTGACAGTAAGAATATAAGCGTAAGCGGGGGAACCATTGAGGATACTGAGTGGCTGGACACGAATCTTGCCAACGAGATCTTCTGCGGTGAGGTACAGGATATGTTCATCCTCTGCTTCGAAGTGATAAAGGTGAATTTCAGCGGTTTTTTCAAGAAAATATCAGGCCGATTTGGAAGCCTGCGGGATATTACTACGGCGACGAAGAAGACCCGGAAAAGTGGGGCAAGCTCGACTTGACGGTATTCTCCGAACTGGAGATGAGGATGTATGTCCTGATTAAGGCGAGGCTGGCATCGAAGTATGAGCTGGAGACATGCTATACGCTCGATGAAGCCCTGAAGCTGTTTGCCCTCTACAGGATGGAACAGGACATTCAGGCCGGGGAGATGAAGGAATCGCAGGCTAAGATGGACAGGCGGCGGTAGGAAAGCGGGGTGAGAGTATTGGCCGAGGGAATGACTATCGCTGAGGTAGTAAATAAGATCATATTCAAGACGGATCAACAGAGCATAAAAGCTGCGAATGCTGCCATAGACAGTATAAAAAGCTATGCGAAAAAAGTCCTTGGTGCGATAGGCATTGGTTTTTCACTCGTCCAGCTGAATGCCGTTGCCGAAGAGTTCAACAACATCAACAAGTCCATCAATTATACGTTCAAGGCGTTAGGGGATTCGAAGCAGGTTCAGCAGGACATTCTGGATGCGGCAAACGCAACGAGGTCATCTTACGCCAACATGGCGGGGATTGTCACTGCACTGAACCAGAACAATTCGAATCTTTTTCCGATTGACGATGCGATACGGTTCGGTTCTGAAGTCCAGAAGCTGTTAAAGACTGCCGGCAAGAGCGACGCCGAGGCAACAAGCATACAGAAGACGCTCGCAGGTGCCTTCAAGATGAAGAAGGTCACATCGGGCACGCTTCAGTCATTGTACGCTTCTGCCCCGGAGCTTGCCGGAATGATCTCGGACAAGATGGGCGTGGACAGGAACCAGCGCAACAGGCTCTATGCCCTTGCAGATGCGGGTAAGCTGTCTGGTGAAAAGCTGAAGCAGTACATCTTGGAGGCCACGGCTGAGATAGATGAGGGCTTCGGGAACCTATCCTACAGCATATCGGACGCATTGACGGGTGTACGGAACAAGTGGGGGTTCTTTGTCAATGACGTAAACCAGACGTTCAAGATCACGCAGACGATAGCCGGGTTCATCACAAAAGGGTTTGACAGCTTGATGGGCTGGATGAACAAAGTGAAGGACCGGATGGTTGACATTTCCGACAGGCTTGGCGGTACGCAACAGATGCTGAAGCTGATCGGTATTGTCATTGCGTCTACCGGGATCATAAAGAAACTGCCGATCATCAAACAGCTTTTGACCGGCGTGGCTGCAGTTGTCAAGTCGATCCTGTCTCCAATGATGCTTGTAAGGGCAATATTCATGGCAATAGCCCTTGCGGTTGAGGACTTTGTGTATTTCATGCAGGGCAAGAACAGCCTTCTGGGAGTTATGTTCCAGAAAGCCGGGGTAGATGCCGATGAGATGCGCAAGAAGATCATGGAGATCTGGGACAACATCAAGACGGCTCTACCGGGGATATGGAACGGCATAAAAGCCGCATTCGCCCCGGTAATGAACTTTATCAAAGACCGGCTGGAAGATGTCTTCGGTGAGGATATATTCGCCGGGGTTGGTGAAGGGCTTGCCGGTGTAATAGAGGCCATCAGGCGGATTACTGGGGAACTTGCAAACAACAAAGAACTTCAGGAAAAGATCGGAAAGATCATCGGCACATTTGTGCAGATTGGAGCCGTGGCAAAAGTCGTCGCCCCGCTTGTCAAGAAGATATTCGGCGGTGGGGACAAAGAATCCGGCGGCGGTGACTTGGTTAAGAAAGTCAGCACCCTTACGACGATTGGTAAAGTCTTAAATGGCCTTGGCAAGGGTGCAAAAGGCTTAGGCAGTATATTCGGAACCATAGGAAAGGGCATCGGCGGGCTTGTCACGAAGGCCGGCGGTATCAAGGGGATCTTTGGCGGCATCGGAAAGTTCATCGGCGGAATCGGTGCAAAGTTCGCGGGCGTCAAGGGGATTTTTGCGACTGCAGGAAAGGGCATCGCCGGGATCCTTGCGAAGTTCGGCGGACTGAAGGCGATAGGAGCCGCAATCCTCGGATTCTTCACTTCGGGTCCGGGCCTTATCATTGCCGCAATCGGCGCTGTGATCGGCATCGGCGTGGCTTTATGGAAGAACTGGGATAAGGTCAAGGAAGTCGCAGGCAAGGTCTGGGGCGGCATCAAGAATACCGTATCAAACGCATGGAAGGGCATCAAGAATGCCGCCTCAACGGCGTGGGGTGCGGTCACGGACATCTTCTCCGGGGCATGGAACAAGGTCACCGGGTGGTTCTCAGGGCTTGGCGAAGGGATTTCCAATGCCGTTGGTGATGCGGCGGCATGGGCATCTGATGCGTGGGATGACATTACAGGATGGTTCAGCGGCGCTTATGACACTGTGACCGGGTGGTTCAGCGGAATAGGTGAAGGCGTATCTTCGGTAGTCGGCGATGTGGCATCGTGGGCGTCGGATGCATGGGGCACAATCACGGATAAGCTCAGCGGTGCGGCGGATACCGTTGCGGGATGGTTTTCCGGTGCGGGTGAAAAAGTAACAGCCGCTGTAGGTGATATCGCCGACTGGGCATCAGGTGCGTGGGAAGATATAACCGGGGCACTTGATGGTGCTGCCGGGAAGATAGCCGGGTGGTTTGAAGGAATTGACATTTCTACAAGTGTCAGTGCCGTATCTGACTGGGCAAGCGGAGCTTGGGAAGATATTAAAGGCGCCCTTGGGGACGCAGGCGGTAAGATAGTCGAATGGTTCTCTGGGATTGATATAGGTGAATCCGTATCGGCTGTGTCCGACTGGGCGGAAGGCGCTTGGGAGGATATCAAGGGTGCGCTCGGAGATGCCGCCACAGGGATCATGGGATGGTTTGAGGGGATTGATATCTCCGGGAAAGTATCCGCTGTCTCTGATTGGGCATCAGGCGCATGGACGGACATCACTTCCGCTCTTGAAAATGCAGGAAGTAAGATTGCCGGGTGGTTCGACGGGATTGACATTGAAGGCAAAGTCGCTGCCGTATCCGACTGGGCTTCCGGGGCATGGGCAACAGTCTCCGGGACAATCGGGAATGCGGCATCCGATATCATGGGTTGGTTCGATGGGATCAACATATCGGAAAAGGTGGCTGCAGTCAGCGACTGGGTATCTGGTGCATGGAGTACCATTACAAGGTCGTTTGAGAACGTCGGAAGCAAGATTACCGGCTGGTTTGAGGGCATTGATATCAGCGGAAAGGTAGCTGCAGTTTCCGATTGGGTCAGCGGTGCGTGGGAGACAATCTCCGGGACGTTCAGCAACGTTGCATCTGACATTGTTGGGTGGTTTGAAGGTATTGACATATCGGAGGCCGTATCAGCTGTCAGCAGCTGGGCTGAAGGCGCATGGTCTGATATACAGAGTGCATTCTCTGACGTAGGCGCATGGTTTGAAGAGACATTCTCTGGAGTAGGCGATGTCGTGTCTACGGCGGTTGGAAATGTCGCAAGCTGGGCAGAGGACGCTTGGAGCGGCATTCAGGACATCGCTTCCGGTATCGGCGGATGGTTCGCAGGACTGTTCGGCTGGGGCGAGGAGGACGATGCAGAGGCTGCAACGGCTGAAGAAAATGCCGAAGAAGTAGGCTCTAAAGCCAAGGACGCCATGATTGGGGCTTTTGAAGGTGCTGACACGGAGGTGGCGGCTGTCTTTGAAAGCATGCTGACGAAGATTGAGGAAACGACCGATTCTATCGTCACGACCGTTTATGATGCGTTCGAAAGCGTCAAGACGGACATGTACAACCTGCTGGACGATGCGTATTACGACCTGCAGGTTGTATGGGATGACATTGTCACTCAGGCGGAAGACGCCATGTCTGATGTCAAGTCCGCTGTCAGCGGCAGGGCAGAGGATAATGCGGCGGATGTCTGGGATGAGTTCGATGATCTTTACGATGACTTATCCGACATAGACCTGTACTACTCCGGTCAGGATATGATACAGGGCTTCATAGATGGCGCAAACTCCATGTATGACAGCTTGGTCTATGCGGCAACGGAGCTTGCCAAAGCGGCGAGGGAAGCGATAGAGGACGAGCTGGAGATACAGTCGCCGTCAAAGGTCATGGAAAAGGCCGGGCAGTTCACCGGCGAAGGTCTTGCAGTCGGCATGGAAGACGAAACAGCCGATGTAAGGCAAAGGGCGGTAGAGGCACTTGTACAGCCTTTGATGGACGCCATGAATGCAATGGGATCAGCGGGTTCTGTCATAGAACCACTGATGGAAATATCCGATGCTGTACAGATCGTTTCTGGGTCCCTTTTGTCGATGGGATCTGCCATGGGGCCGTTCATGGAGATATCCGACGCTGTCCAGAATGTCTCGGAATCACTCTGGTCAGTGAGTTCCGCTATAGAACCGATCTTTGGCATACCTGATGCTGTCCAGACGGCGGCAACGTCACTCCGGTCAGTGGAGTCTGCCGTTGCTCCGATCATGGAAGTCACAAGGGCGCTTGGCTCAATAAAGGCTGTGGTAGCACCGATCATGACTACCGTGCGGGCAGTGGGCCAGATGGGCATGATGTGGACTTCCATGTTCAACAAGGTCAGCCTGTACAACAAGGCACTGGAGCTGACTGGCAAATTATCAACGTTCGTTGCTTCGGGCATGGTATCGCCGAGGACGGTGAGCACCGTATCCAACAGCTACGGGTCTACATATAACAGCAGGAACATCAATCAGAACGTAAATATCAGCAACACGTTCAATGGCGAAAGGGCGTTCCAGAAGAACGCTGCAACGGCAATGGACGGCGCCGTGACGAGTGTTACGGATGAGCTGGCAAGAGCACTTGTATACGCAAAGTAAGGCGGTGAGGATATGGCGAAGGCAACGATGCCTGTTACTATTGACGGCGTGGCATTTGATGCGCTGATGAGTGAGGAACAGACACTTGAAGCGACAGTGCCTGAATATCCGGTTGAAAAAGGGTATGTAATATCCGACGCCGTTCTTCTTGGTCAGGAAAGGCTCAGCATGGTGCTGATGCTTTCCCCTGCGCCGCTTACATGGGAAGGCCACGGGACGGGTTCAGGGCATATCAATTCGGCAATCGCAGACCTGCGTGACAAGTATTATGCCAAGGAGCCCGTAACGATCACGACAACTGACGGCACTTTCACGGACATGGCAATCGAGTCGATCACCATTTCCAAAAGCCCGGACCTCGGGTACGGCAGGGAAGTGCCGATCAGCTTCAGGAAAGTCAGGACAACGGAGCAGACGGTGACATACATACCGTCTTCTTACGGCAAAAGCGGCGGTTCAGGCGCAAGTGCCGGGGCTGCCGGTACTGCCGCAGGCGATACATCCAGCAGTGGTTCGGATGGAAGTACGTTATACAACGGTTATCAGTATCTTACAAATACGGCAGTGTTCAAACCGTCCACAGCGGACTTGTCCACACAGCCTATAAATGAGCTGACGGCGGCTGACACGAAGCGCCGTTTAGGTACGGGGGCAACGAGATGAAATATACGATTATCAACGTCCCGGACATGAACGACAGCATGGCGAGGATCACGCTGCAGAACAGGCTGTACATGGTGCGGTTCACCTACAATGATACCGGGGATTACTGGAACTTCGGGCTGTACACGGATTTGAAGGAGCCGATAGCCATCGGCATGAAGATCGTCCCGAACGTTCCGGTGAACCTGTTCTTCGGCAGGAAGGAAATGCCCGTCGGGGCGTTCCTCTGCACAGGGAAGATCCAGAGGGCAAGCAGGAACGTCTTCAAAGAGGGCAAGGCATTGTTCATCTACATCCCGCCGCAGGATGAAGAATCGTAAAGGAAGGGGTGCGGCATGCCCAGATATGAAAATTTTGACCGGCAGTACAGGATGAGTGCCGGACCGGGAGGAGGAGGCGGGTTCATAGCGGGAACCGGCGATTATCCGCTGCACGTTTCTTTTGCGTTTCAGAAGAGCGATATTGCGGCATGCAATACCGGGAAGATAGACATCTGGAATTTGAATGATTCGCACATCGCCGTGCTGGAACAGGATGACTGCATGGTCATATTCAACGCCGGGTATAAGGACCGGATGGCGAGGATCTTCATAGGGAATGTCTGCTTTTGCTCAACGTCCATCAGCGGAGGCGACAGGATCACGCATATAGAGGTTGTAGACGGCCTGTATGAGACAAGTGAGGTCTACATGCTTGTTTCGTATAAAGGGAAGACCAACTGGAAGGTCATTGTTGATGATGTGGCTGCACAGATGGGCATCCCGGTGACGTACGCCCCGACCATCAAGAAGTGGAACGACATTGAAAATGGGTTCACTTATGCCGGGCTTGCGAAAAACATTCTGGATAAGGCATGCAAGTGCAACAACCTGACATGGAGCATCAACAACGGCATTTTGGAAGTCAAGCCGCCTTACCAGAGCATCAGGCCGGGGGCATTTACGATTTCTCCCGAAACAGGGCTGATCGGCAACCCGGAAAAAGTCATGCTGACGAAGGAAGTCACGCCCTCAGAAAATGTCATTGGGTGGGATGTAAAGTTTCTCTTAAATGGTGCCGTGGAAGTTGGAGAGCTGGTCAACCTCAGGAGCAAGTGGGCTGACGGGGTCTACTATGTGAAGTCGCTGTCACATTCAGGGGACAACATGAGCGGGGACTGGATGAGCTCCGCACGGCTTATAGAAGAGGCATCGTAAAATCGTCTGTAAAGCAGGCTGTGATTGAATACATATAAATATCGGTTTATACGATAAAGTGCCTCTATGGGGCTCCTGTGAGCTCTGAGGGGCTTTCGGGAGGGGAAAGATGTATCATGAGGTCGTTGAAGGCATAAAGGGGCTTGTGTGGGAGCTGCTTGATGGGGTACACACGGCTATCCCGGGGAAGGTTGACTACTTTGATGAGGATAAAGCACAAGTGGACGTCTACCCGGTTATGAAGTACAGGAAGAAAGACGGGAAGACGGAAGACTATCCCCTGATAACGGATGTGCCCATCATGTACCCGAAGTTCTTCGGTGAGAAGATGTCCGTCACGTTTCCACTAAAGAAAGGCGATCTTGGGCTGCTGATTATCATAGAGCAGTCGCTTGATTTCTGGCGGTATGATATCGAAACGGACACGGACCTTCCGTTTGACCTGACGAATGCGATCTTCATCCCGGGGCTGTACCCGGAAGTGCCGAAGGACTTCAAGAAGGCGATCAAGAAAAAGGCGATCATTCTTCGGGCCGGGGAAACAACCATAGAGATCAATGATAAAGACGGTGTGACGATAGACGGCGACCTGACCGTGAAGGGTGTATTCACCAACGGCGGGAGTTCGGGCGATGATGATGACGATGAACCGTATAATCCGCCGTACACGCCGCCGTCAGGGAACACTGGCAACAACAGCGGGAACAGCGGAAGCACTGGGAATAACTAACGGGGGAATGGGATATGTTGGACTGGCTGCTTGATGAAGGATGGGATCTGGACATAACGCCTGAAGGTGATATCCAGCTTGTCTACAGCATCCCTCAGGCAATACTTGTAAGGCTGAAATGGATAGAACAGGAGTGGCGCCTCGGCCCGGCGTTCGGGTTCCCTTGGTTTTCACAGGTCTTCCAGAAGAATCCTTCGATTGAGATGATAAAGCAGAGCATCCGGGGAGAAATCCTGAGCGTGGATGGCGTGACCGGGGCGGAAGTCACTGTGGAAGAATTTGACAGGCGCAACCGGAGGATCAAGATCCGCTATAAGGCGTATACGAATACAGAGACTTTTGTTGAGGAGGTGGTGATGAATGGCTGAGTACGGACTGACACCGAATGGTGTGAACATCAAGCGGCTTGACGTGATCCTCAGTGAAATGCAGAGCGAGTTAAGCAAGCGGTGGGGCGTGAACGTCATGCAGAACCAGAAGTCGTTCCTCAACGTGCATCTGACAGACCTTGCGGATCATCTGGCGGAGTTATGGGAGTTTGGACAGGATGTGTACAACGCCCAGTACCCGCTGACGGCAGAGGGCATGTATCTGGACGGAACGGGCCAGTTCGCCGGTATCTGGCGTGAGGGCGATGCGCCGTCTTATTATCATATACTGTGCACCGGGGTTGAGGGCACGAGTATCCCGGAGGATACGGTCATTGCGACGAACACGAACCCGCCGACACTGCTTGTGCCCACAAAGCTGAATACAATCAGCAGGACGTGCTTCAACAAAGTCATGATCAAGGTCGTATCCTTTGACGGGAGCCCGATCACTGCTGTCATAAACGGCAAGGTCTATTCCCATTCGCCCGCCGCCGGTGAGACGGAAACGGATGCGCTTCAGGGGCTTGGCGTACAGATTGGGAGCGGGTTCAATGCCGCCATAGATGAAGAAACCGGATACCTCTGGATAGAATCGGACGAACCGCTGTCCATCAATGGTCTGACGCTTTCCGACAACCTGACAACGGAAACTGTCTGCTGTGTATTCACGTTTGGGACGCAGGACTACGGTGACATCTACCTGCCTGAAGGTGCGATCAACCAGATCAAGAAATCAGTCCCCGGCCTCCAGACGGTTGTAAATGTCGGCTCGTATATAGCGGGGCGGCTTGAAGAGACAGACGCGGAGTTCAGGGAATCGTACATCAAAAAGATCTTTACGCATTCATCAAGGATGTGCGACAGCATAAAGAGTGCAATCCTGACGAACTGTCAGGGCGTGCAGGCCGTCGCGGTCTATGAAAATGTTTCGAATGTAGTGGATGAGTACGGAAGGTACCCACATTCGGTGGAAGTAGTCGTTGACGGCGGGGATTCATCAGAAATCGCACAGCAGATCCTTGATACGAAGGCGGGCGGCATCAACACGTATGGTTCTCAGGAATTTGAAATGACAACGAGTGAAGGCGACACGCTGACGATCCGGTTCAACAGGCCGACGCATAAGAAAGTATGGTTCTATGTCGAATTAAGTCTTGTCAGGAACGCGACGCTCCCGGAAGGATACGAAGATATCATTTATGACATCATCACGGAGTCGGTCGGGAACCTTGAAAGCGGTGAAAACCTCGTCCCGCAGAGCCTGTTCTTAAAGCAGATTTATCAGCAGATCCCCGGTATATCGTACATTGACATCTCTATGGAGGTAGGCGACACGAAGCCTGCAGATGTGGAAGATTACACCCAGCACATCGTCTATTCCGATGTCCGGGAGCGTGCAGTGACGGAACGCAGCTGCATAGCGATTGGTTTCAGCAGGAATTCATAACAGGGGTGGTTTGTGATGGTCGATTTTGTCCAGAAACTGATTGATGACCTTCCACAGCAGTTTAAAGAGCGGGAACGGATAGAACAGCTCTACATGGTCATCGGGAAACAGTTCCAAGATATCTACAATTTCTACGAACAGCTGAAAGCCCAGAGGTTCATTTCCACGGCAAGCGGGGAACAGCTTGACGGTATCGGCGAGATTGTCGTCATGGACCGGAACGAGGCGAGAAGGATCATGGAGCTTGACAGGCCGATTACGGATGAAGAATACAGGCAGATCCTTTTCTATAAGGCTATGATGAACTACGGCACGGCAACGTACAAGGACATCATGACATGCCTGAAGCTGCTTCGGGGAGACCTTGGCGTCAGCTACACCGAGGACTACAGGAACCCGGCGACGATCATCTTTGAGCTGGATATCTCGCAGGGGAACAGGATCATACATGACCTGCTGAGCACGCCCATACCGAGGGCGGCAGGCGTAGGCATGCTCCTGCGGTCGAATGCCGGGGATGACATCAAGCTCGTGACAGGCGTTACGACGCAGAAGTACCTTGAAATTACGGCAACGATGGACAGGAACGATATGAACGGCATCGTGTTCTATGCGGACGAGCATGCGGCGATCCTCTCCGATCATGACGACATGCTTCTGGTGGAAGGACATAATGAGGGGGATTAAAAAGTGAAACCGAGAATTACCAATCTGGGGCTTGCGGCTCAGCTGAACGCCATGGACGGGACTGGTATCAAGTTCAAGCGGCTCAAGCTCGGCAACGGAACGAAGCCTGCCAACTACCGGGCACTGAATGACCTTCAGAACCCGCTCGTGAATGTCCCGTTTGACACGTACCGGGTGCTCGATCAGTACGTCTTGCTTCAGGGGACATACAGCAATGCCGAGCTGGAGAACGCATTTGAGTGGACTGAGGTAGGCATTTTCATCGTGGATCCCCTCGACGAGATGGGGGAGATCCTGTATGCATACGGGCATGTAGGTCTTGAAGAGGAAGAAGAGACGGCTGCCACCATCCCGAAGATGGGCAAGGAACTGTACGAGATCAAGCTGACGTACAATGTCTTCATCGGCGAGGCCGGCGGCGAAATCACGATTGTGAACGAATCCTTCCTGTATGCGAAGCAGGCGGATTTCCTTGCGCATGTCAATGACCACAACAACCCGCATGTCGTGACGAAGGCTCAGGTGGGCTTGGGGAATGTTGATAATGTCTCCACGAACAATGCGACGCCGACAATAGAGATGGCGTCCACGCTCACGAACATCGTGAACGGGGATACCATGAAGACGATCATGGGGAAGATCTCCAAGGCCCTCAATGACCTGATAGCGCATCTGTCGGATACAGTAAAACACATCACGGCTGCCGAAAGGGCGGACTGGAACAGCAAGGCCGCAGGGAACCACACGCACAGCACGAACGACATCACAAGCGGTACGTTTTCAATCGCCCGTGGCGGTACGGGGGTCAGCACGGAAGCACAGTTACGTGATCTGATACGGAGCATGCTTGGCACGAACGGCGTTCTTGGCATTGCCAACGGCGGCACGGGGGTTAGTACGGAGGCGGAGCTTTCGGAACTCATAAAAAGCCTTCTCGGCACGGGTGGAGTCCTCGGTGTGGAGAACGGCGGTACAGGCGTAAGCTCATACCTTGAGCTGGCAAAGAAACTGCCGTCCATGACAACGTACGTCACGGCAACGATGACAGCATCGTCATGGAGCAACAAGAAGTACAATTTTGAGTCGATATACAACAACGTGCATTACAACATCGAGGTATCGCTTGCACCGACGGCAACGGCGGCACAGCAGGAGGCGTTCTCGGCTGCAAGGATGGTTGGATCGAACAACACGAACATCGTGACGGCAACCGGAACAGTACCGACCATCAACATCCCGGTCATTCTGGAAGTAACGGAGGTGTGAAATGGCAATTACGGTTAATGGATATTTCGCCGGTGCGGAAGCAGGCGCAACGTACACCGCAGGCACTGGCCTCGTCCTGAGCGGCGACCAGTTCAGTCTCGACACTTCCGGGGCAACGGCGGGATCATACGGCCCGACGGCGGCTGTCACCGGGAATGATGGTACGACGATGAACGTGCCGTATATCACGGTTGACAGGTACGGAAGGGTGACTTCCATCACAAACCGGGTGTACACGGCAAAGAATACCACATACACGGGTGCGAACGGCGTGACGGTCAGCGGGACGCAGATTTCCAATTCTGGCGTAAGGGCCGTGACGCAGGGGTCTACGAACGGCACGGTCAAGGTCAACACGAACGGGAATACGGCTGACGTTACCGTCTGCGAGATTGCGACCCTTGCGGAAACAAAGCAGTATCTCGGCATCTCATAACGGGAGGGGAACATGGCACTCAGCAGTTTGAGGGATTTTATCAGGAAGGTCAACGAACTGGAGCTGATAGAGGTTGTCAGGCCTGAAGACATAGCCGACGCCTCGGTCCTTGCGGTTGAAGGCGAGGAGCTGAAGCGGATTGTGACCGGAGACCTGCTCTTTGAGCTGGAGGATGCCAGAACAGACGCTGACGACCACACATACGGATCGCTCGGAGAACACATCCGTGGCATAGAGGAAGGCATAAACGAGCTCCCGAACGGATGGTATGTTGAAGACGGGAATTTGTACTTCACGCATGACGGCAACCCCATCGGCGACCCTGTTATCGGTGTTGTCACCGGGGACGGCTTTGTCGGCATGACGGTTGTGCTGTCAACGGAGACATACATGGTGCCGACGGACTATGACGGGACGAACGGCGATTTTGTTGAGTGCTATACGGACGTTCAGGTGTACAACGGCACGATGGACATCACGGGCCGGTGCACGATTACCGCAATCGGGAGCGAGGGCATCACCTTCCGGTATGACACGGAATCCAGACGGTGCAACGTGACTGACCTGACAACGGATGTCGGGTATGTGGAGTTTACCATCGTCTACAAGAACGCTTCGGCACAAAAGCGGTTCACGGTCACGAAAGCCAAGCGTGGACAGACAGGAAGCCCGGGCATAGCCGGTATGGACGGACGGGACGGTGCTGCAGGCGCAGGCGTTGTCAGCGTAGAGGTGCGGTACGGGTACTCAGATTCACCCGGCACAATGCCTGACGCATGGACTATCAGCAGGCCATCCGTTGCAGATGGGTACTATCTGTGGATCAGGACGACAACGACATACGAGCCACAGCTGATGGTCCCGAACACGGTGACCTACAGCTATTCAAGGCAGGGCACGGACGGTGCGGATGGTGAGGACGGCGTATCGACATACGTGCATCTGGCATATTCGAACAGTCAGGACGGCACACAGGACTTCTCGACATCCGATTCGGAAGGGAAATGGTATCTCGGCACATACACGGATCACAACGAGGAAGGAAGCCAGACACCCGGCGCCTATCAGTGGATGCGGACGAAGGGCGAGCAGGGCATCCAAGGCCCTCAGGGCATCCCGGGTGTAAACGGGCTTGACGGCAGAAACCAGTATCTCCATATCGCTTATGCGCTGAATGCGGACGGCACACAAGGCTTTGATGCGTATGACCCTTCGGGCAAAACGCACATCGGCTTTTATGTGGACTTCGTGGAGATCGGGAGCCTGAACCCGGCGATGTACTCATGGTCGCAGTTCAGGGGTATTGACGGCATATCGGTCGCCGCAGAGGTGAACTACTACCTTGCCTCGGACACGAACACAGGCATCACAACGCAGACGGTCGGATGGTCGGAACAGATGCAGGCGACGACAGAGGCGTACCCGTATCTGTGGAACTACAGGCAGCTGATCGACACCAACGGGAACGTGATAAACACCACGCCCCCGGCAATCGTAGGACAGTACGGGGTTATGTGGCGGGAATTCTAA